TAGCAAATCCACCACTAAATTTCTTTCCTGGTGTATAACTTTTAACTTTACTAGCTGTAAAATCATTAGCAGATTTTTTTGCTTCTTGTCGTTGTTTTAAAGCACTCTTATAACCTGTTTGACCTGCTGACTTTTCGTTACTATCTTTACGTCCTGTAGTAGCTACACCTTTTGTTGCAACTGCTGATTGAGCTGCTGTAACTTTATTACTATCGCTTTCACGTTTTTGTTCAGCTGCTATTTTTTTCTTTTGCGTATCTGATAATTTTATACTACCACCGCCAGAAGTTGTAGAAGTAGGAGTTATCTCTATTTCACTTCTAAGTTTTTTATTATTTGCATCTATAGCTGCTTTAAGTTCATCTTTTTTAGATTGAGGCATGTTCTGTAAGTCAGCCACACTATGAAAACCATTACCTCTAGTTCCTTCCACATCATCAAGAAAACCTTTACCCATGATCTGATTTACTAATGTTATAGTATAACCTTCGCCATTTTGAGTGTCAGCAAAAGCTTTTTGATCTTCAGTCATATTAGCTTTATAAGACTCTCCAGCTTTAACTGCAGATGCAGCTGACACTGTATCACCAATTAAGTTTGCTATATTTTCCATAGCTTTAATTTTATTAACTGTTGCTTTTCTTTCCATCTTTTGACCAATAATCATAGCTGGACCCCACCCTGGAATAGCAACACCTAAACCTTTAGCTAAACCACTTATTTTTTCTTGGGGTTTAGATAACTCTTTCATGTAAGCATCAAAGTCTTTTGGGTTAGACCAATCTAATTGTTCAGTTGCTTGGACTCTCCAACCTTTTTCAACGTAAGGTGTAGACATTTCAGTACCACCTATACCATCCATATTATCTTTATCTCTAGTAGGTTCTAATTCAGGCACACAGCTATTTGATTCTTCATCATATACTGTACCTGGAGCACATACTGGAGTTGTAGAAGCTACAGGAGCTACAGGAGCTTTTTCTACTTCTTCAGGCGATTTAGGTACACCTGGACCTTGATAGAAGTAAGATCCACCTGGAATACCATACATAGAAGATATAGATGTAGGTGAAGTAATATAAGATTGATTTTGAGTATTAGTTGTATTTAAACTATTAGGTTGAATTGTTGTACCTAAACCTGTCATAGATAGTGGATCTAAGTAAGTACCCTCAGCAGCCTTAATTGGTGCTTGATTGGTTACTGGATTAGTTGTTTGAGCAGGAGCATTCTGTGCTTGCATTTGTGTTGGTTGATTAGTAGCTGGAGTACGATTAATAGTAATGCCACGTTTAGCTAACTCATCCATAATTCCAGGATTGTTCTTAGTCATCTGCATAAACTGACCAATAACTTGATCTACACGAGTTGGATCATTGTAAGGAGATTGAGCCATACCACCAGTAGCAAAACCTACAGTCATGCCACTTTCGTTTAACTTTTTATTTACTAAAGGATCATTCATGGCAGTGTAAGCCATCTTATCCATAAGACCGCCATTAGCTACACCAGTCCTCATCATCTGTTCAAGACCAGCTAGATCAGCTTCAGTCATACCTTTATTAGGTTCAACTGGCTCACCACCTATCCTACCATCTTGTTCCATTTCACGTAAGCCCATCTTGGCTTCCATTCGCATATCTTCAAATACTTTTACACCAAAGTATCTTACGACATCAGCAGGTACTACATACTCACCTTCAGACAACTGAGCTGGTATATCGTCACGGACTTCACTTGCAAGAGAACCTGAAGGTATTTCGTTACCTGATACAGGATCACGATTCATTCCGTCATCTGCAATGCCACCTTCTTCAAACATACTCATTTGTCTGTTCATCGTACTTCCACCTTTTGCCATTCCTAATTTTTCTTTTGTAGCACCACCATCTTTACTACGATTAATAGCTGCATTTACAGCAGACTCTATATTCTTATACCTTGGAAACTTAATTCCAGTTTCTTTTTCATACCTATATGCGGCATTCCAGGCTCTATCACTGTTGTCTTTACCACCAAGAAATACAGGCTCTTTAGTTTCTTTATCATACCAAATAGTAGGTATGTTCCAAGCACTACCTTCAGGTGAAGGTTCAGAGGCTAAATATTCTGTAGCTTTCATACCACCTACAGTATCTATAGGTTCATGTTTTTCTGGATCAAACGGTTCAATGTTTAACTTTTTATCCATTTACCTGATCTCTCAACTGTTTCATTTTACGTAGAGCAAATGCTTGACCTTGTAGTCTATACAGATCCTCTGCCCTAGTAGATTGTTCCATTACTCTGTGTACCTCTGAGATTCTTTTATCTACTTCTTCTAGAAAAGAATCCCATAGGACTTTATCGTTTACTAAAGGCTTTAGGTTATTCATGCAGCACCTTGTCCAGTATTAGCTGAGAACCCAGGTTCACCTGGAGTAGGCACTGAGCCTGTCCCTATAGTACCGCCACCAGCTCCTGTAGGATCTCCTGCTTGTGCCCCTGCTGGACCACCTTGAGGCTGTCCTGGAGCTTGTGGTTGAGGCTCAGGAGGATTAGCTTCCTGCCACTTCTTAAGCATCTCTGCTTGTACTGTAGCATCAGACATTGAATTAACTAATTTATCAGGATCAAGTTCCATAGACTTAGCTATCTCACGAATAATATAATCCATCTTAGCAAACGGGGCTAGTACTGGGTTTTGTACAACTTGTAAGAACTGCATTAGTCGTTGACTACGTACTTCATTAGCCATTAAGCTTTCTGTACCACGAGCCTTAACATCAAGATCACCTTTGATATCTTCATCATAATCAAACTGCATATTGAAGTTAAAGAATGCTTTAGCTAGAGGGCCAAGTAGGTAGTCATCTACATTCTTAACTACATTACGAATACTTCCGTTAGCCGCAGACATAAGCATTGAGATACCAGAAGCTGTACGACCTACACCTGATACACCTGTTTGACCATGTGCAAAAGAAGGAAAACCTGTTGATTCATCTGACAGTACACGAGCTTTGTCAAACATCTGCATGTTTTCATTAGAAACATTCGGAAACTTAGTTCCAAAGATAGCCTGTCCAGGTGCACCTCCCTGTCTCCTAAACACTTTGCCAGGGTAAACAGATAGGTCTTGGCCAGGAGTAAGGTTAGTTTCATCAACCTCTATGATCATATTACCAGATAATGCAGCATTGTCAACAGCCATTCTCATGAAACCATTCATAAGAGTTTGAGTATCATCCATATTTTCTGCAATACCTACACCAAATAAACTATAAGGACTTACTTCGTAAGGTACAGCATAGTATGGTATAAGTGTAGGTGTAAACGGATTCATTACTAGACGTAACACTTGACCGTTACAAATCCATATGTTTACTGAGACTTGATCTAAATCTTTAAGGTCACTTGGTATATCTACATCATGTCCTTCTAGGACTTCTGTATCTACATTACCCCAAAATTCTAAGACTTCATAACGTTCTGCTTTAGCTTCGTTAGAGTCATCTTCCATAGCCTGTTCCCACCACTCTTTAGTGTAGGACTCACCCATGTTTACTGCTGTATCTATAGCATTTTTACGGAAGAAAGGTCTACGTTTAAGTGCACGTATTTGAGTACGTGACATCTTATGACGTTCTATTATATATTCTGCTTCATCCATATTAGCTGCATCTGGGTCAGGATAAAAATTCCATATAGATACAGATGAGGTTTGAGGTACTGTTTTAATTAGAGGTGTATATTCACCTTCTTCGTATTTAGGGTATTCTTTATCTACAGCAAATGGGCCTTTCATAACTCCTGTACCAAATAAAGCACATTCAAAGGCGGCAACTCTTAGTTGTTTGTTTGCATTAGATTCTTCTAACTGATCATGGATTTTCTTTTCCATTTTCTTTGCAGAAATCATAGCAGGGTGTATAGTAATCTCAGTAGCAGTTCTACCGTTACCTTCTTCAAGTATATCAGCTACAGGTGCTAATTTACTTTTAGAACCTGCTAAACGTTCTTGTAAATCTATTACAGTTTCACCTGGACGTAACTGCATATCTTCTGCACCAAACTCTTCTTTGGCTTTACGCATATCATCATTAGATTCAAAGAATACTGAATCAGCCACACCTTCAGGTAGAGTAGTAGGATCAACTGTTACTGGAAACTTACTGTTACCAAATAGTACATCTACTATCTGACCATAAGCAGCTAATACTTTAGTCTTAGTAACTTTGACAAATACCCTAGACTTTTCTGTAGAAGTAAACTGTACATCTGGTCCATATAAACCACGATAATTACGATAGGCTTGTACCCAACGTTTTTCTTCAGTCTCACGAGCCGTGGAAGCTTTAGTATAATGATCTTGCACTAAACCAACTACAGTTCCTGAAAGTGGATCAGAATAATTATCTTCATCCATGTCTTCTATAGCATTAGCCTCTACGGAGTCCATTGCCATTTCATTTTCAAAGAATTCATCTTCTTCCATTGCTTTTCCTTAATAACCGAAAGTTGGGTCGCTTGCTTGAAAACCTGAGTTAGATGTAGGATCGTAATCAAATAAACTACTTCTAGGTCTTGTCATTATTCCGTATCTTAATGCATCGTATAGGTGATCTTCAGCGTGAGTATCTACATCTTCTGGATTTTTTTTATCTAAAGGTATAGAAGGTAACTGGGATATAGTGTTGGAACATGTGTTAAAGAATACTAGTCTTGGTTCTTCTGTAAACTCATCAACCTGTAGTCTTCTGTGTAATTCGTTTTTACCTGAGACACGAGATCCTTTTGATCTATCAGCTGGTCTCCATCTACATCCACGCATTATCATTTGTTCTGCTAGAGATGGGCCAGTATCTCCACGTTTATGCCACAAGGAACTATCAAGTACACCATAACGTATTTTTTCAAACTGTTCAACATCTAATATCATATCTGCTAAATCAGTAGCAATAACTTTAGATACATACATTTCTCGATAAACAATTAGTTGTTCATCAGGTGCTACTGCTATCCAAACAACTCCAGTATACGAACCATAACCATAGTCACATGCACGGAACTTAGGCCAATTATCTGGAATCTCAAAAGGTTCAACTACATGTATATGCCTATTGAACTCTGGGAACGCAGCACCTTCATTAATGTCCCAATCACCTTCAAGAAGTTGTCTACGCTGATGCTCAGGTAACGACAATAGATTGGCTTCATACATACCATCATCAGCTAAGTAGGGATTATCAAACAAAGTTGCAGGTATAAACCTACGTTTGAATAATGGTTCACCTTCTTTACTGTGACCTTTAGGCCATTCAATAACATTACCTGTTTCTGGGTCTGTAGCCCAAAATGCCTTATTAGGTACTTCAGGATCAATAAAAGTCTTCTTTACCCACTGATGACCTGGGCCACCTGGGTTGGATGTAGCTCTCATATGAAGAGGTAAACCCGATTGTCTTGTTGTACGTAGCCTTGAACGCATATAGTTCCACGGATAAGGTGTAGGCCACTGTGTCATCTCGTCAAAGCCAATCCAATTAAAGGCCTGACCTTGGTATCTCATTACATCATCATCTCTATCTAGGTATGACATCCATAATGTCGCACCTGATGGTGCAATCCAAGTCTTATCTCGTTCCATAAACTTAATCCCAGGTATTGCCTTGGGATATAGCTGTTTTGAAACAGATATAAGCTCCCTTAACTCCTCTGTACTTCTACGTACTAGCAACATAGTTGCATGAGGGTTGTTTAAGAAGCGCACAGGGTCAGCAATCATAGCATATGACTTGCCACCCCCAGCAGAACCACCATAAAGTACCTCTTGTTCTGTAGATGCTAGGAAATCTGTCTGCGGACCTTCGTTAGGTTCAAAGATTATGTTCCTTGTAGCTTTCTCTACGTCAATCGGTGGTGACTTCACCTGTGCTGGTGCTAGTTCCTTTGGGGACTCTTGCACCGATACGTTGTCTTTCGAGTTTTTCCGCTTTTTCTGCGGCTTTTTTGTACTTTTCTGCATAGAAGCGTTGGATTGAAGCTTCTTTCTTACGTTTTTGTTCAAGTTTAACCCTCTGCATAAGACCCACATGAGAGATATAACGTTCTGAAGTAGAACTTAACCAATTAGAAACTTCACGTAGGCTATATTGCTTAAGATACTTCTTAGCTTGTTCGAATAATTCTAACTCTTCTGGGATTGGTAGTAGTATATCAGAGTCAGTGGGGTCTTGTCTATAGCCAAATGGTATAACTCTACCTACTCTTACTACTGGTAGCCAATCAAACTCACCTTCAGCTTTTTCTGGCTTAGGTAACTGCCAAGTTTTACTAGTCTTCATCTGATTTAGGAGGTAATATAAACAAAGGACTCTCTGCCTTAACCTCAACCTTATCTGTTTTTACAAAGCCAGCTCGATCTAATAGATCTTTAGCAGCTGCCATCTTCTCTTTATTGCCTAAGTCTGTTGGGTTTTCCATTACGTCTAGCATGGAGTATGCAGCTTGAGGACCACGAGTAGCTATAAGACTCTTAGTCCTTCCTGCAATCTCTGCTTCTAGAGTTTTCATTATACTAGCTGAAGATGTACCTTCGGCATACCCTGCAAGTTTAATTGCTTGCATGGTATTACCTCTGGCATCCCCAAATAATGCTTCAAGAAACATTTCTTGTTTTTCTGTAAGGTTACGAGCCATTCATTCTCCGTTTGATATCATATCTTGCGATACCTATATCTTTTAATTCTCTATCTGTTAGATGTGTAAGTAACCACAAATCAGCCCTAGCTTGTTGTGATCTTTGTATTGAGTCGTGTAAGGCTTTAAGCCATATTGAAAATGTTTTAAACATATTAGTTCTCCAGTTAATACTACAAGACATTTGTAGTTTACTAGAGACTAGTTTTACATAAGTAGTTATAACATACTACAGATAATAATGCAACCCCGTTATGCTTTAACGTGTAGGATTGTAATATTCTCTGCAGGATACTAAGACTTCCATAGTATTAGCTGTTTCACCATAGGCAACAATTTTATCTCCTGCATGAAGATGTAATACACCAGCACCAAATACATTTTCTGCTGAGTTACCTGCTATAGTATGATTTTTTAATATATAATGATAAGTGGTATCGTCTTGATGATAAAACTGTAAGTATATTTTTTTAGATGAATTATTGTTATTAGCTATATGAAGTAAGTCCACTGTTGCATCATGTAGTGCTGGACAAGTATACACAAGAGTAGCGTTAGCACCTGTAGTAGTAGATGCTATCGTTACTGCTTCTGTAGCTGTAGAGTAGTGTGTTTCAACCATTTACTTGTATTTGCCTTTTACACCAAACTTTTTCTTATGTTCAGCAATAGACTCTTCTTTTAGTCGAGTGGTATATAGTTTGTCTTTAAATGTAAACGTTGCTTTCTTTGCTTTACGATTACGTTTAAATGCTGCACCAAAAGACTCATCACTAACTGGACCAGCAGCGGGTTTCTTTAAGTTAATACCTTTACCTTTTTCAATTTCAGTTTTAGAAACTCTAGCTCTAGGGCTTGGTTTAACTTCAACATCACCTTTTTTGACTTTCTTTTTACCGCCAAGAGCCATTATTGTTCCAGCAACACCAGAACCTAACCCTATTATCAACGGGAGATTAGACTGCCTACCTTTTGAAGTAGAAGTTTTGGAAGTCTTAGAACCTGGTTTAGTAGGTTTAGCACCTTTACCCTTAGAGTTAGAAGTCTTCGAAGTAGAGGAAGGCTTAGGAGCTGGATTAGCTTTAGAAGTTTTATTATTAGAAGTTTTAGAGTTCTTAGCAAGAGGTTTAACAAGTTTAGCATTAGCTCCTTTATTCGTAGAAGTCTTTGAACTAGTAGATGGCTTAGGTGCTGCATTTGCCTTAGATCCTTTACTGGTAGAAGTCTTTGAAGTTTTTGAAGGTGGCTTAGTAGGTTTAGCTTGAGAACCTTTACTATCAGAAGTCTTAGAGTTTTTACTTAAAGGCTTAGTAGGTTTAGCTTGAGAACCTTTACTATCAGAAGTCTTAGAGTTTTTACTTAAAGGCTTAGTAGGTTTAGCACCTGCACCTTTACTATCAGAAGTCTTAGAGTTTTTACTTAAAGGCTTAGTAGGTTTAGCACCTGCACCTTTACTATCAGAAGTCTTAGAATTAGTAGAAGGTCTTGCAGCTGGATTAGCTCTTTTACCTTTAATATTAGATGTATTAGAACTTGAAGAAGGCATTCTACCTTTTCCACCCCTAGTTCTAACTGTTCTTAAATTAGATAATTGTTTAGGAGTACCTGCAACTACTTTACCTTTAAATCCTTTAGGTGCTTTTTTAGCTCCCATTGCTATTGCTCGTTGTAATAATCTTTTACTTACAAACCTAAGTCCTATGCCCCCAAGGACGTATATTACTGGTAACATTTATTTATTTCCTTGTTTAATTGTTTTTGTTGTCCAAGCTTCATTCTCAGGAGTTGTTGGATCATCCTTTACGAAATGCCCAGACTTAGTTCGAGCACGTACTTTTTTAGTTACGACAGAAGATAGTATCTCTTGTACCCTGGAATCAGTACACCAATAAGAACCATAAGGATCTAGAGCAGCTAGTACATCACCCATTTTAGTAGTAACGTTTTCAGAAGTTACCAAGTAACCACACTCTTCTAACGGCTCTTTATAATCTTCAAAGTTCATTGTTTATTTATCCTTTATAAGATGCACCGCATTTAGCCATGCCACCTTTGTTATAACCCATTTTCTTAGCTACCTTAGGTGCAGCTTTCTTTAAAGCTTTCATACCTTTATTTGGTTTAGCCATACCGCCATGCATATACCCAGACTTTTTCATATCTGAATCTTTCATCATAGTGCCGTCAGGCATTTTGTGATAACCTTTTTTCATAGTAAGTCCGCCTTTCGAAGCTCTAAACTTTTTAGTTTTTTCTGCAATTTTCTTTGGTTGTTTAACGAATTGTTTACCTGCTGCTGTACCTTTGCGTTTAGCTGCACTAGTAGCTGCATATTCTGCTGGGGTTAAAGCTTCTCTTGCTTTTTTAGGGAGATAACGTTCTCCTGTTTTAGCACTAGGCTTACCACTTTTAGTTCCCCACTTTTCTTTAGTCCACTTCTTAAGTGACTTCTGAGAAGCTTTCATGACTTCCTATAACCTCCACCAGCTTTTTTATACTGTAAGGCTAGCATCTGTGCTTTACGTGCAGACCACTGACCTGCTTTACCACCTTTAGTACCTGCTTTAATTTTACTAAATAATCTCTTACGTAATGCAGGTTTAGTGTAATTACCTGCTTCGTTTACTTTAGATTTTGATTTAGGTTTAGCCATTACCACTTAACCTTATCTGCCCAATAGGCTGCTGACATCTTACCCTTCTTAATATTCTTGGCGTGTCTAGACTTAAATGATTTTCTTTTCTTCTTCATTTTATCAGATTCACCAGACTTAGGTTTACCTGCTGTAGATGCGCCTTGCTCACCAAAACGAATAAGTTTATACTTGCCACCCTCTGATGCCATAACGACATGAGACTTAGTGGCATGATCAGGAGTACGCTTAGGTTTGTTTACGCCCCTTAGTCCAAGACGTTTCATAGTTGCTTTGACTCGATCAGGTACTGCCATTAGATCATACTCAATGCTTGTTCTAGTGTTTCTTTGTTTCGTCTAGTCCAACCACGACCAAACGTCTTAAAGGTATCTAAGCCTTCATAGAAACCTTGACGAACAGTATATACATAGTCGATAATAAACTTTGGATCTTTTTCCATGATAAGACCTAGTGTCTGTGGACCGATTGCTCCATCAGCTGTAGCTCCTACTGCACGTTGGATAGCTTTAGCTGGACGACCAGAACCTGAATTCACAGCCCAGTCAAATGCACACCAGTCTACACCAGATGGTAGATGATCACCTTTAACTCTATCCCAGTAATTCTTTTTGTATATTGGCCCGACATCTTCTGGGGTTAGATCTCTCATCTCCTGCTCAGTAGATTCCCTGCCGATCCATTCATCATAGACTCTTTTAGTAACACCGAGGTTAGTCATACCACCAGGGTCACTAGGATGATTTACATATCCACCTTCATGGTGTAGTAACATCTCTAAACATTTATCAAAGTTGTTTTTCATCATTTCTTCCCGAAGTATTTACTTACACCACGCATACCAATACTAGCACTAACGATTCCACCTAGTGAATACTGATACCAACTTGGCATATTAGATAATGCAAGAAAACCATCTTGTACTATTTGATTACCCCAATCACCACAGAATGCTAAGATCAGTGGTATTGAGAATAGTAAAGTAATCCATTCATCTTTCCACGAGTTCTCTGTAGCCTTCATAGCTGCTAGATCCCAATCAAGTTCTCCAGTAGCTATCTTCATCTTTGTTTCAGCTTCAGCCTTTTTCACGGCTGTCTTGCCTTCGATCATTGTACCAGCTAGATTAGCTACTTGACCGATTAAGTTTAATCCAAGCATTATCCGTTGTTACCTTTCACTTCTTTCTTGCTCATGTTGGTTACTCCGAAGAATACTCCAACTATACCAGCAACTGATAAAAAATAAATAGATGCCATTGATCCTATGATATCAGCAGCTTTATCTGCACCGATCATAGAACACAATAGGACAAGGAATGGGTATGCTAACATTCCTGCTAGACAAAACCATGCCATTCTTCTTTGAGCATCACGTTGGGCATCTTCATCATCTAATCGTCTACGTCGATCTTCTAGTGCTAATGAATCCCACTCAGACTTATCTATAAGTCCATTACCATCTGTATCTGCATCTTGAAAGTTAGTCATTGTTCCCAGTCTCTTTTACGCTTAGGGTCTAGTACGTCTCTAGCTAATAGCTTACCTTCGAGATACATACACCTTTCTATTTTATCTAGGGTTTCCCAATTACCTGTATGTTGATAATATGCTTCTCTAATATAGAAAACATCTGATCTTGGTATATGAACCCTACGGAGTTTACCTTCGTTCTGATCAGCAAGTGCCTTATAGAACTCTTCAAGTACCCTCTCACTGGAATACATTTTAGGTTTAGACATGACTAGTTATACCTTTTAGAAACCCCGTGTCAACAACTAAAGTTGGGACGACAGAAATATCTCCATCTACTAAGAATCCTTATCGTTACTAGTATAGAGTAAGTATTGCTTATCGTTACTAGTAAGAGGGGTACTTTAAGTATACTTTAAGTATTTACTTATATTATTATTATTAGTAGATGATAATACTTATAGTTACTTTAAGTAACCTAAAGTATACTTTAAGTATATTATATCACATTATTAAACTATGTCAATGGACAAATTGTAGCAGCTTAGTTATTTCTTGTCGAGGGTACTTAAAGTTACTCAAAGAATTCTTAACGGCGGCGGACTAACTACTATTAGGCTCTGAGAAGCTTAATAAGCCTTACTGACAGCTTGTCTTATGTCGTCAGGTTAAGATATACCCGGCGACTACCTAAAGGCTCTCTATGGAGCTGTATAATGTATTAACATAATATTCAACATAATGGTCTATCATTATCTCCAATATCAATATAATGATAAAAAAGATAAGGTATACCCCTAGTTCCAGGATAATGTTATAATATAACGTATTTACATAATGTAGTTAACAGCTTTAAAAATACCCCCCGCTGTCATTGGCTGTATACGCTACCTAGTACCCCCCGTCTGCCCCATGTCCCCCCTCTTTGTTCCCCTTACGTTCTTATCAAGTAAATTATTATGCTTATCTTTATGCTAACTTATTGAAATCATTAGATTATTTATATAATTATGAATTATCTATAAGGTAAATACACTATGAAATACGTTATGTTATACTATAACACCTCTCAACAGCAATTTAGAAGTACAACTTCTATACCATCTATTTAGTTTAATATTAAACCATACCCCTAGTAAATCATAATAATAGTTCAATGCTAAACCATAAAGTAGTTCAACATTAAACTAAATTTTATTTCCAGTTCATAATGATATTATAATAAAATAATATTAAATTTGTTTTCCTTTGTTTTCAATGACTTACAAGAGATTTTATAAAAATATTACAAAATATGTAAATTTCTTGTTGATTTATTAAATTATATCATTAGTTTGATATTCAGAAATTGATTATAAATATTTTCGGAGTGAGATTATATTTTAGATTTTAGTAGTTTTTTAAACTATGTGCTATTTGAAATTTACCTAATCCAATAGGTTTTTATATTAAGGTTTTAGGGTCTTAATAATTGGAAAGGTTGCAGATACTTAAAGTAAAAATATTCAGTAATGAATATAGAAACTTAACTAGGAAAGTATCCTATAAAATATTAATTGCCTAGGCTACTCAGTTTTTTAATCTGACGAATTAAAATGCTTGGTATGATCCGAATAGAGAGAAAGCATTAAACGTACCTATATATAATAGGGGTCTTTAATGTTAGTAAAAGTAAAAGGGATATTCCTAAGGGAAAAGAATTAAACATCTATAATTGGTGAAGGTATTAGACGACAGTCTTTCTTGAGTGAACAAAATTGAAGATATTGACAGCAATTATTAATAAAATTTCAATCGGTTATGCTAATTGGTTTTATTAGATGGTGTTTATTATTATTTTAAAATTATTAAAAATTTATTAAGCGGTTTTAATCACGCCGCTTAATTGGTGTTTAATAATAATATTAAGCAAAATGAAATAATATAAAAAGGAAAGAAATATTATGACAAATACAGTAACAAAAATTGAAGCAAATTTTGGTCGTTCACTTGGTAATGGTGCTAATATGGGTAAGTATACTCTTGAAGCATTTAAAACAGTATTAGACCAAAGAGATACAACCATATTAATAGGTCTAATTAACCAAGCTAAAAAGCGGGGTGATACACTTGCAGAACGTGCAATAAAATCCATGATCAATATAGTTTATGAAGGTGCAAAGTTTAAAACCGAAAAGAATAAAAAGAATGGAAAATCTCACACTAAAATTATTATCAAGGGATTGAAAGCTAATGAAAAATCTATTGCTATCATGGAAGATTTGGTTGAAGCAAAAATTTCAATGCGTGGTAGTAAATGGAAAGATGCTTTTACAACTAAAACAGTAAAAAAATCTGCACCTCTAAACGTAAAATCTTTTATTGAAACTTGTTCTAAGCGTTCAACAGATGAATTGAAAGAGATGCAAAAAATAATCAAGGCCGCAATTAAGCATCAACAAAATAATGTAGTTGTTGAATTACCTAATAAAAAGGCCGCATAATCATAAATGAATATTACATGATACCCCATGCTAATTGCGTGGGGTAAATTGTTATGTCCATTTATTGAAAGGAATTATTATGGATACTTTTAAGGTCTACAGTGATATCGCAAGCATATGCCTAGAGATAGGGGGGAATTTTTTTCCAGTCCCTAACGAGATCGGCAGTGATGGTAAGTTCGATGTGGTGGTAGTCGATGCCAAAACAGATGGGGTTAAAGGTAAGTTAGGTATAGAATGGCAATTCTATAATACCCTGCAAATCAATCAGGATAATTGTTACCTACACTCTAGCGATTGTGCTAGGCTAGATGAGAGTGGGGGTTTACCTTCACATCATGCTAGGTTACATCAATTTAAGCAGGGTAATTACGAAGTATATCGTGATGGGGGTAATTTTTTATTCGTTAGATTTGAAAGGAGTTAATATGAGTAAACAAAAATATGATTTTGAATTTGATTTTTTATCTGATGGTGGTTTCTTTGGGCGTATGCTTTATAAAAATAGGATGTGTGACGTTCATTTTTTTAAAGGTTGGATAGATGGTAGAATAGAATATGATTACGTCTGTCGTTATGGTAAGGGCAATAACTATGAGTGGGGACTTCTCTCTGATCATAAAGGCTATCAAGAAAAAGATAGTGTTAATTTATATAGTGCATTTTTAAAATGGAAAGGGAATATAATATGAGTAGTAGACAAAGGCGTATTAACGCAGAAAATAGAGCAAATAGAAACGCAATATTTGCGATTGTTTTTCTTTTAGTAATCACGTTTATTATAGGCGTGATGGTTGGAGGTGAATTGTTATGAGTACAGACGTTTTGCTAGGTGAATGGCAAGGTAATGTTACCTATAACCTTTCGCCTATGATGCGTGAGGTTTTTGTAATACCATTGCGTGATATGTATGGTATGACAGGTTATCAAATTTCACATTGTCTTAAAGTAAGTATTCAAAGCATGGTGTTTAAGCATGAGAAACTAGAGAAACTCAATCCCTCAAATGGTTGGGGTAGCTATGATGTTTTGTTTAATTTTATATTGGATTTAAAACGTGCTTGTGATGAGTACCCAAATGAAAGGTTAAAGGTATATTGATATGATGAATTATATTTTAAGTGGTTGGATTGAAACTGAATTTGAACTGGAAAAGTTTCATATAGAAGGTCTTGATCTAGAAGCATGTGTGGCACAACTAGCTCATGATTATGATGAGTTAGGTGATGTAGATATGCGAGTAGATGGTGGCTATGGTACGCCTGATTATGATGTTACATCTAAGGTTATTGAAATGGTGTGTGAACCTACCAAAAAACCAACCTATACTAAAGAGGAGTTGATACTAATAGGTAGGTGGAATGTTATTTGTAATTCACCTAGACCTGAGCTTCCTATCGGTGAAACAGAAACCATACCTATAAATATAAATGAATTTGTATGGCTTAAAAAAGAAGGGTTCGTATGATGAATAGGGATAGCTTCAATCAATGGTTAGATACATGCCCCACTGATGGTTGGCGTGTGGTGTCGGATACCTACGGCTTCATTCATGTGGCCTATGGTATAGAAGAAGATCATGAATGGGTGGAGGAATCCTCATGGTCTCAATTTAAGTTAGCAACACTATGGTTTTTGTTTGGTGGTGTTGTGTCTTTGGGCGTGTTCAGTATGTTTATATCGTTCATGTCTTGGTGGTTAATGTAACAATGAAAGGAATAAATATGAGTTACGAAATTAGAATTGTGAATAGGGAGTTAGCTAATAACTCTCAATACATTCCTGAGAATGTAGAACACTTGGCGTTGATACCTGACTACAAGCCATTCAGTGTTGATGATGATGACATGATCATCGAGTTCAATACACCTACAGGTGCTTTCCTTGAGGTGAATGATGTGAAGTTCAGGGTTAGCTTTGGACATGACCCACAGTCTAATGGCTTTGTGGTCAAGCGTATCTTAGATACAGTACACAGTGACCCTGTATTACAAGCATGGGGGGACTGGACATTACCTACACGTAGACCTGATGACAGTTTACGTCAATGGTTTCTGGATGAGATAGGTTATCTAAGTAACCCTGAGCTGAGAACTAATGCTTTACCTCATAGGTTGTCTTTGTTTGCACCTATGCGTTCTAAGAGAATACATGGGTACATCAGTATCTATCAGAACAGTGACAAGTATATAGCTGATCTGCATACACCTATGAAGCCTGGAAAAGCTATCTCTACTATAGCCCCAGAGTTAGACAACAAGACTGTTGATAGGTTAGTCACTAAGTTTCTTGATGCCTTTGCACACAGAGAGTACACAGTCAAAACATCTAGTAAACCTGATGACTTTCGTAAGGTGTATACAGGTAAGATGGTGGGTACACAGAATGTAAATACTACAGGTACTTACAAGTCACTAGCGTCTAGTTGTATGCGGTATACCTTTGATGATGGTGATGGCCCGATGAACCTAGCTATACATCCTACTGAGGTTTATGGCTCTGGTGATTTCGATATCATATGGGTTGAAGATGCTAAGGGTTTCATCGGTGGTCGTGTGGTTGTCTACATGAAACATGACTCAGGTATACCACAACCATCTTATATCTATGGGGCTTGTCAACAAGCATTAGATATGCTAAAAGATTATCTGGACAGTATAGATGCCTGTGATATCTATGACTCTGATTGGTCAGGTGCTAGGCTATTAGCTATCAAAGACTATGATACTCAGGCTTACATCGGCCCATATCTAGACTTAGAGCCTAGAACTTTAGACCCCCATATATTACCTGATGGTACTAAAGACAGTGAAGGTAATGCCAACACCAAAGAATACTTAGTCATAGGTTGTGGTGAACTTGATGGCAATGGTTACCAAGGTATCTACAGTGATGATGTCAATCGTTGTTACAACTGTGAAGAGTATGTGCATGAAGATGATACACGTCACTCTGAGTACACAGGTAATGTATACTGTGACTGTTGCTTCAATGATGAACACTTCTATTGTGATTGGTCTGATGAATACTACCATAATGATCAACGCATAAGTGTCTGGTACATCAATAGTGAGGGTAATAAAAGATGCTATGATGTTGCAGAAGGTTGTGATGGTTATGTATGGTGTGAACGTGACTGTGAGTATTGGGATGCTGACGAAGCATACTACATAGAGTATGAAGATAACTGGGTATCACCTACTACATTCGAAGAAGACTACTTTGTATCTGATTGGGATGGACGTATCTACCCTAACGATCAGATGGTCAGTACTATTGAAGATGAGATTGTATCTAAATATGAGATAGATGATCACAATAGTTCTTCAGATGAATATAAATATAAAAGAAATGACTTCGGTATATACATGAAGTCTTATGAAAAGGAAAACAACAATGAAAAATAATCTAGTGGACATGTTACAATACATGCGTCCTGAGGGTGCTAAGGCACAGAAAGAATTCTGTCTTGAGTATCTCGAACCTGTGTTCGGTAAGCCTGATGAGTATGGTAATTACATACATCAAGTAGGTGTTAAGCCACGTCTTTGCTTTACTGCACATCACGACACAGTACACAAAGCTGATGGTATGCAGAAAGTTGTTGTGTCTAACAACATCATATCTGTAGCTGACCCCAAGGTATCAAGCTGTCTAGGTGCTGACTGTACCACAGGCATATGGCTCATACTAAAGATGATTGATGCAGGTGTAGAGGGTACATACGTAGTACATGCAGCTGAGGAGATTGGTTGTCAGGGTAGTAAAGCATTGGTCTATAGTAATCCAGTATGGTTAGATTACACTGATGCTGTTATATCTTTCGACAGGTATGGCACTAAGTCTGTGATCACACACCAGATGGGTATGCGTACTGCATCTGACAAGTTTGCAAAGTCTTTTGCTACAGCCTTGGCCTTGCCACAGTTAGTATCTGATGATGGTGGTTCTTATACAGATAGTAATGAGTATGCTGACATAGTACCTGAGTGTACTAACATTAGTGTGGGTTACTACAATCAACACACAGTCAAAGAGACACAAGACATGTCCTATGCAGAGCTATTGCTTAGTAGTTTATTACAAGCTGACTGGACAAAGATTGTTATTGATCGTGACCCTGCTGTACAAGAGTGTATCTATACCAAGTATTCTCTTAATGATGACTACTACTACTCTCACAACCCTGATGCTACAGAGGAGCTTGTCAATCTAGTATTAGATTATCCTGATAGGATTGCTGATATGCTTGCTACCTATGGTTATACACCAGAAGAAGTTATGAAAGAGTGTAATATATCCCCTGACTACTTCGTCAATGACTATGTAGCTAATCGTTATATGTGACACGTTGTCACAGTGGGTTGATTAATCTCAGATAATATGTATTTTATAGTACTTAAAGTATACTTAAGGTTACTTTAAGTTTACTATTAATATCTATTATTAATTAATAATAATACTTAAAGTAAGGAATAACATGAAGTATACAACTAAGACTAGTCGTAAGAACGGCAGTACGTCTTGGGTATTTAGACCACCTCAAGATGTAGTGTCAGCAGGTATAGTTAAGAGCCAGACATTTAGAGATGGTCGTACTGCAAGGGTAGAGATACCAAAACTATTAGATAAGATAGATGCCTTTCGTAAAGGTGATTTAGTAGCAGGTGATATAGGTAGGTTGTCCAACCTTAATCAGATTGTTGGACATTACTTCAAGACTAAACACTTTAATTCTCTGTCGTTAAACACTCAAAATAATTATACCCATAACCTTAAATGTATTTGTCGTACAGAAATATATGGCAAAGAGTTTGGTAGTTTTAGAATTGATAGGATAACTACACCAGTATGTACTGAAGCCTACGATACATGGGAAGAAGATGTTAGTACTAATACAGCTAATGAATACAGTAGGTCTCTATCTATGATCATGAATTACTGTCGTTCATTAAACGTTGTTAATAACAACCCTGTAACTCATGTTAACAAGAGAACTCATGAGACACGTTCAACTACATGGACTAACGAAAATGTTGAGAAGTTCTGTGATGTAGCCTTCTCTGACTTTAAGTTTAGAAACATAGGTCTATGTGTACTCATGGCTTACGAGTGGGCGCAACGTCCTATTGATATCTACACTCTCAAGTGGGACAACATACATTTTGATATCGACATGGTAAAGATACGTCAGAGTAAACGTGGTGCTACTGTTGAGCTACCATTAGAAGAACCTCTGACATCCATGTTACTTGATCAGAAGAATGACTGGGACTTCCAAGAATATGTAGTACCCTTTCAGAGGCCTTCAGATGGGGCATACAGGCCGTTCAACCATTCCTCTGCAGGTATACTAGTCAGACAGATAAAGGAGCTGTCAGGGCTACCCCCTGAGCTACGTGTGGGTGATCTTAGGAAGACAGCCATCAACCAAATGATTGACAGTGAGATAGACCACCTTGCAATCATGTCTGTTACAGGGCATAAGAATGTGGCAAGTCTTAACCCATATGTTAAACACAATTTAAAAGCGGCTAAGTCCGCATTAAGTAGGAGAAGTAAGGAATGATAATAGCATGGTGGAGTGCTGGTGTGACTAGTGCAGTGGCAACTAAGTTAGCCATTAATGAATTTGGTATTGATAATGTTTTACCTATATACTTTAAAATAGATAGTGCGCATGAAGATAACGTCAGGTTCAAGTCTGAATGTGAGGAGTGGTATGGTAAAGAAATAGAAACCTATCAATCTGAGAAACATAAGGATCAGTTTGAAGTCATAGTCAAAGATAAATATGTCAATGGACCAGGTGGTGCAAGGTGTACGCTTATATTAAAGAAAAGAGTTAGACAAAAGATTGAACGTGAACTCGACTACGATGGTCAAGTCTTTGGCTTTGAGTACAGTAAGAAAGAAGTTAATAGAGCTATAAGGTTCAGTGAACAATACCCTTCAGCTAAACCCCTATTCCCTTTAATAGAACACAAGATGAATAAGCCTGAGTGTTTATATTATCTTGAGGATGCAGGTATTGAAAGACCTGAGATGTATAAGTTAGGTTACAAGAATAATAACTGTATTGGTTGTGTCAAAGGTGGTGCAGGGTACTGGAATAAAATACGTGTTGATTTCCCTGAGTCTTTTAAGAAGATGTCCGAAGCAGAAAGAATTGTAGGACACTCATGCTTACGTGGTACATTCCTTGATGAGCTTGACCCTAACAAAGGACACAAACAAAAAATTATTATGCCTGACTGTGGTAACTTTTGTGACCTTGAGTTTGAAGATATACTTCACCCAAAGGTAGATGAAATACTTGAAGAACCAACTAAACTAAGGAAAATATAAAGGAGAATGATGATGGATATACAAGATAGGTTAAAGCTAGCCCACATGTCAGTGTGTAAGGCTGAGAATGAAAGGATGCGTGAGGTGTTCGGTATTAGAAACTATAAAGAAGGTGATCAATGGACTGCTCAAAGAAACAGGCAGTCAACTGGTGCTAAAGGTGGTAGACACAAGAGTCTTAAGAGACTTTGGGTTAAGGAAAGGACATCAATATGCAATCGATAAAATCAACCTACGTTGACCACATGGGTTCAGACCTGACTGTTGTTAATGCAGCCCGTGTATCTTTTGGTAAGAATAGAAAGGCTTTAGGTTATACTAGTATTGATGGAGGTCCTGACATTCCTCTACTTGCTGATATGGATAAGAAGCTTATTAAATACTTAGCAAAGCATAGGCATATGTCACCCTTCGGTCATGCATTTGCTACCTTCCATGTAGTAGCACCAGTGTTTGTAGCAAGACAGTTAGTTAAACATAAGTTCCTACGTTGGAATGAGATCAGCAGAAGGTATGTAGACAGTGAGCCTAGTTTTTATTTACCTGATGTATGGCGTGGTCGTAGTAAAGATAAAAAACAAGGGAGCGAAGGTGTCATTGATGAGATTACTTTTGTAGAAGATGAGCTTGTGGCTGTTTGGGACAAAGATAAAGAAGAGATGATGGTTGACCCAAACCAAGAAGGTGTTCTTTGGCAACTAAAAGATAGTAGTATAACAAGCTGTTCACCCGAAGAGTTTGTAGTAGATCTTAATACAATAGCTTTTAGGGAATATAAAAGGTTAATAGATAATGGAATTGCCCCAGAGCAAGCACGTATGATATTACCTCAAAACACAATGACTGAGTGGTATTGGAGTGGTAGTCTCGATGCCTTTGCTGATATGTGTAACCTCAGGTGTAGTAAAGACACACAGTTTGAGACACGTATTGTTGCAAAACAAATAGACACTAAGATGTCTGAACTATTCCCAGTATCATGGGAGGCATTGAGAGATGTTCACAGTTGAATTTGAGAAGGATTATTCTGTCGTCACTAGTATGGATGAACAGAATAACTTTGATGATATCGAAATGTATCTTGAGAACAACGGCGTTGTTTTCTTGAGACAGTACGTAGAAGAAATAGACACACATCAGGTGATTGAAATATCCTATAAACAATTACTTGACTTGTGGTCTTCTATGAGGCAGACTGAAGGCCTATTTAAATTAGAACTAATCGAAAAGGAAAAGCGATGAAGAAATCACAACATCAATTAATAATCAATCACTTGAAAAATACAAAGGGTATCACAGTACGTGAGGCTATGATTGAGTACCATGTCAGTAGTCTTAGTAAACGTATACAAGAACTACGTGAGAGAGGTTTTGATATACTCAGTATAAAAAAGAAACATCCTGTTACAGGTCAACGATATGTACGTTATGTATTACAAGGTGATGAGACATGATGCTGTACCTTTGGCCACCTGTCATCATGTACCTACTAGGCATGATGCTAGTCATAGGCATGTTTGAGTCAATGAATGATGACAATAAAGGTACACTCAAGCTAGCTATTGTCTGGCCTTTTGTTTCAATCATGTTTATATATGAGATGATAAGGGATATAATTTATGGCGACAGGAGATAACCCACACTTAGCTTGTCCGTATACTGATTGCGGTTCAAGCGATGCGTTTAATTGGAATGATGATGGCTATGGTCAATGTCATTCTTGTAACAGGTCATATCCATCTAAGGATATGTCACAAACATATGATTGGGTCAAGCAGGAGTACCCTCTCAAGGAAAGGAGAAAGCCTATGGAGATACCCGTGACGGGTGGGACTTACAATGGTATCAGGTCTATTGACCCTGATGTCTGTGAGCTTTTTGGAATACAATTACAGACTGGTGATAATGGTGAAGCAGTTAGGTATGCATACAAGTACCCACAAACAGTCAAATACAGGTTAGTGTCAGACAAGTCTAAGACATGGACTAAAGATAGAGGTATGGGTATGAATCATTTGTTTGGCCCAGAGTTTAACTCAGGTTCAAGCAAACGTATCTATCTTACTGAAGGTGAGTTTGATGCGGCAAGTCTATATCAAATACTAGGTAAAACATTTCCAGTAAAGTCATTGCCTAGTGCATCTATCAGTGAGAAGTTTATCAAACACAATCACACTTATCTATCTTCATTCAAAGAGATCATCTATGCAGGTGAGCTTGATGATGCAGGACGTAGAGCCGCAGATAAACTATATGCTGCATTCCCTGATAAGTTTTGGTATGTACCAATGTCTAAGCACAAAGATGCTAATGACTTCTTACAGTCAGGTGATGGTGATGATCTAATGTGGGCGGCACGTAAGCCTCAACGTTATTCACCAGAGAACTTCTTCTGTTCTGATCAGGATGTAGAAGATGCTATCCTTAATGAGAACCCATACGAGTATGTACCTACAGGTCATACAGGTCTTGACGATAAGATCAGAGGTATGGTTAAAGGTGGTATCACATTCATCAAAGCACCAAGAGGTACTGGTAAGACAGAGGTGATACGTTACTTCGAGACAGGTCTACTACGTGATGAAGAGAGCCGTGTTGCTCTACTACACATGGAAGAGATGAAGTCTACTACCTACAGGTCAATGGCTACGTATCAACTAGGTGTCAACGTGAGAACTAAAGACGATGCTAAAGAAAACAATGTGTCTGAACAAGAAGTTATCACCGCCGCTAAAGAGATGACGAAAGGTGAACGTACTATTATCTTTGAGATGATGTCGCATGATGATCCACTCAAGCTATTAGATTACATACGTCTTGCCGCTACTGTCTATGGTGCAGGGTTTATATTCATTGACCATGTACAGCGTCTTGCTTATCTATCTAGCTCAGGTGTTGATGGTGCTACAAGTGTACTTACTACGTTAGGTTCACGAGCCGCACAGTTAGCTAAAGAGTTAAACATTGGTGTGATCTTTATATCACAGGTGAATGATGATGGACGTACAAAGTATGCCGCTTCCTTAGAAGAAGAAGCAATCATTTGTATTAAGATCGAACGTGATGTTGAGACTGAGGATGAGGTGCTACAAAATACCACAACCTTTATTGTTGACAAGAACAGACCATTCGCTAAGTTAGGTAATGCAGGTTCAGTGTACTATGATCCAGACACTACGATCTTATCTGAAGATGCACCATATAATAGGAGTGACATTGCGGCATGATAGTATTTGATGTAGAAGCTGATAACCTTTTGGAAGATGCTACTAGAATACATTGTCTATCTTACACCGCTGATGGTTCAAGCCCTACAACTCTATTCAAGTATGATGATATGCGTAAGCTATTATTATCTCAACAAGGATTGATTGGCCACAATATTATTGGCTATGATATACCCTTACTTGAGAAGTTACTTGGTATAAAGATAAAGGCTAGACTGTTTGATACATTACCTATGTCTTGGGTACTAAACTACAACAGACCTAAGCATGGTCTTGATAGCTTTGGTGAAGACTTTGGTATACCTAAACCTGTGATAGATGATTGGCACAATCTTACTCAAGAAGAGTATGCTCATCGTTGTTCAGAGGATGTACGTATTAACTGGGCACTGTGGACTAACTTAGTTAAACGATTTAAGTTTATCTACAACGACAATCTGTTACTAGATAAGTTCTTTAGGTACTTAGAGTTCAAGATGCGTTGTGCATCAGTAGCTGAACGTACAGGTTGGAAGCTTGATAAGTCTTTAGCTGAGTCTAGTATTGCAACTCTACTAGAGCAACAAGAGTCTAGGGTAGCAGAGTTAAAGACTGTGATGCCTAAGCGTAAGCTAATGACAGTGAAACGTAAGCCAAAGGTATGCTTCAAGAAAGATGGTACACCTTCTTCTCATGGTCAAAGATGGTTTGACTTACTGTCAGAGCATGGGCTACCTAATCATCATGACGAGCCTATCTCTGTCGTCAAAGGTTGGGAAGAACCCAATCCTAATTCGTCCGACCAAGTTAAAGATTGGTTGTACTCTTTAGGTTGGAATCCATGTACTCATAAGTATGTCAAAGAAGATGATGGTAGTGAGAGAACTATTCCTCAAGTTCGTAGTGATGGTGAGCTTACTAACTCAGTCAAGTTACTAGCAGAGACTAACAACTCTGTGTCTGTGCTTGATGGTCTTACTGTTATACAGCACAGGCTATCTATCTTCCAAGCATTTATTGAGTGTGAACGTGATGGGTATGTTAAGGCAGGTGTTGCAGGTCTTACTAATACTTTACGCTTCAAGCACAGAAAGCCATTAGTAAATCTACCAGGTGTTGATAAGCCTTGGGGTAAGGAGATACGTGGTTGTTTGATAGCTGATGATGGTTACGTTCTGTGTGGTGCAGATATGACATCCCTTGAGGATACGACTAAACGTCACTACATGAAACCTTATGACCCAGACTATGTAGAAGAGATGTCTAAGGAAGGATTTGATCCTCACCTTGACCTTGCTAAACATGCAGGAGCTGTGACTCAAAAACAAATTGATGATCACAACTCAGGTAAGACTTCACTCAAGTCCTTACGCAAGAACTACAAGGTGGTGAACTACTCTGCTACCTATGGTGTTGGTGCGCCTAAGTTATCACGCACTACAGGTATGCCAGTGTATGAAGCAGCTGCTTTGTTATCTGCATATTGGGATCGTAACTGGTCAGTCAAGGCTTTCTCTGAGTCTCAACTGGTTCGTACAATCAATGGTGAGATGTGGGTACAGAACCCAGTCAGTAAGTTCTGGCATAGTCTTAGGTATGAGAAGGATGTATTCTCTACTCTTAACCAATCAACAGGTGCTTACTGCTTTGACAAGTGGGTGGCATACTACATGACGAAACGTCCCAATATACTTGGGCAGTTTCATGACGAGTCAATTAACCAAGTTAAGGTAGGTGATGAGAGTGATCATACTGCAACACTTAACTGGGCTATTGAAAAAGTTAACCAAGAACTCAAATTAAATGTTGACCTTGGTATTGACGTACAGTACGGTAACACGTATAGTGAAATACATTAACAGAAATGGAGTCCAATTATGGCAACAAGAAGATTAAAATTAACAGGTATAGGTGAGTGGGCAAAAGTATTTGCTGCTAACAGAGATATGCTAGGGTATGATGGTGTTTATAGAGAGTGCGATGGTGCATGTACTATTGATGTTATCTTAGATGAAGAAAATTTAACTGCACTTAAAGCATCTCGTTCTATTAAGAAGGGTAAGCCTGACCCAGAAGGAAGAGGACATACAATTAGATTTGTCCGTAAGTTTAATACAGGACGTGATTGGGATAGTGGAGCACCTGAAGTTGTTAAGGCAGATGATACGCCTTGGGACTATGATATAGATGGCACTATAGGTAATGGTTCTACTGTAGAAGTATTACTGTCAGTCTATGATACCAAGATGTCAGGTGTAGTTGGAACACGTTTAGATAAGGTTAAAGTCTTAGAGCATGTTAAATATGTTCGTGACGAGGGTGATTCTCCTCCACCTTCAACCGATTCTAAACCTGTGGCTGGGAACGAGGTACTGTTCTAAGCACAACTTGTGGGGTAGGTGTTTCCTTTCCTTTCTTCCTACCCCACTTTTTAACTGAGGAGTTAATATGAAAACAATAGATACATTAATAAAAGATCTTGAGGGTGTTCTCTTAGGACTTGGTGGTTGGAATGAAGCCATTAGTACTGAGATGGGTAAGGCTGTGTCTGATACAGCACTTGCAAGATTTAGTAAACCACAAGCACCAAGAGGATATCTATCCTTATCTGGTGTAGGTACAGACTGCGACAGAAAGTTGTGGTATAAAGTAAACAAAGCACAAGAAGGTATCAAACTCAAGGCTGAGAAGTACTTGATGTTCTTCTATGGTGATATGATAGAAGAGCTAATACTAGCTATGGTGAAAGCCTCTGGTCATTCTTGTGTAGGTATGCAAGATAGACTGTCTGTGCATGGCATTAAGGGACATCGTGACGCTGTTATAGATGGAATGACTGTAGATGTTAAGACAGCTAGCCCCTTCTCATTCAAGAAGTTTAAAGAAGGTAAGTTGAGAGAAGAAGATCCGTTTGGATATGTGTCTCAGTTGTCGTCCTATGTTTATGCAGGTAAGGATGATCCTCTTGTAACAAATAAAAAAGAAGGTGCATTCCTTGTCATCAATAAAGTAACAGGTGAGATGTGCCTTGATAAGTATGACTTCAGTAAAGAGCTGAAGACTAAGAAGAAAGATATGCTACATGCTAAATCTTTGGTTGCAGGTAAAATACCTGATGAACGTATATCACCAGTACCTGCCAGCAAAACTAGTCCTAATACTAAGTTAGCTAGGTCATGTACATTCTGTGATTTTAAGAATCTTTGTTGGCCTAATGCACGTAAGTTTCAATACTCTTATGGTGTTGAGTACCTAGTACATGTTGAGAAAGAACCTAATGTAGAGGAGATCTTTGATGTCGAGGGCAGGTAAAGCCAAAGGTAGAACAGGTCAACAAGAAGTCAGGGATAAGTTACTTGAAACATTCCCTGAGTTTGAACCTGATGACATCAAGTCAACAACTATGGGTGACTCAGGTGAGGATATACAGTTATCACCTGCCGCACGTAAAGCTATGCCAATTACAATAGAAGTTAAGAGGCGTAAGTCAGGGTTCAAGACTGCGTATAGTTACATAGATCAAGCAAGTAATCATGCTAAAGGTGAGCCAGTAGTTTTTTACAGATCTGATAGACAACCGTGGATAGTTATGATAAGTATAGATCATTACATGGAGCTATTAAGGAACTGGAAGAAATGAGTTTAAAAATTTGGGGTATAATATCTGGACCAACATCTAGAGATGATACACCTGATAGTGAAGATTGGCCTGATGATGCCAACTTTGCTTTAGTATGTAGAGCAGAAATAAATGGTGATGTTTTTGATGGTAACTTTTATTTTGAAGAACTTAATGATGCCTATGAATGGTCATCATATTTCTATGATAGCATTGAGCCATTAATAATATCAGGGTATGAAAATGATTCTTGACTTGTATACCAAGTTAAATATAACTAGGAGCTTTCACTTTGCTCTATGAAATTAATTTAATAATTAAGGTTGACCCATCTGCAAACTTTCTAGAGGTTGACCCTAAGTATAATCTTGCCGTACTAGGTGAGGTAATCCAAGATCATCTGTATGATATAGATGATATAAATGTAACTGACTGTGAGGTAAAACAGCATGACTAAAATAACTATTGATGAACAAGAATTTGACACTAAAGATTTTACAGATACACAAAATCAAATTGTATCTATTCTAAACTTAGGTCAAAACTCTATCACACTTATTGACCATATGGCACAGTGTGTGAGGGCTATTCAGAATATGAAAACTAATGAACTAAAAGATTCATTAGGCATTGAAGATAAACCAGAAGATAAAGAATAAATATTAACTTAGTAAAGGAAAGAATATGGCTATTGGTTTTAGAGAATACCAAACAAAAGCTGCAAGCTTTGCTATTTACCCTGCAACCCACAAAGTCCTGTACCCTACGTTAGGGCTTTGTGGAGAAGCTGGTGAGGTAGCTGAGAAGGTTAAGAAGCAAGTACGTGATGGTACTTTTAATAGGCATGAAGTAGCTAAGGAACTAGGAGATGTACTGTGGTACTTAGCTAATCTTGCTAATGATATTGGTTATAATCTAGACGAGATAGCGGATATAAATATTGAAAAGTTATCCAGTCGTAAGGATAGAAACAAAATTAAAGGGTCAGGAGATAATAGATGAACAACACACTACCAACGGATTATCAATCCTTTATACATAAGTCACGTTATGCACGTTGGCTAGATGATGAAGGCCGTAGGGAAACATGGAGTGAAACAGTAGATCGCTACATGAAGAACTTAGTACGTCCAGCTTTAGGCGATAAGCCTAAGCAGATAGCTGAGATTGAACAAGCTATACTAGGACTAGAAGTAATGCCTTCTATGAGGGCATTGATGACAGCTGGTCCAGCTTTAGCTCGTGACAATACAGCAGGTTATAACTGTTCTTATCTAGCAGTAGATGATATCAAAGCATTTGATGAAGCTATGTTTATACTTCTTTGTGGTACAGGTGTTGGGTTCTCAGTTGAACGTCAGTCAGTACGTAAGCTACCTGAAGTACCTGAACTTATGTACGACAGTGAAACTACTATTGTAGTTAAGGATAGTAAAGAAGGTTGGGCTAAGTCACTACGTCAGATGATTGCTCTACTATATAGTGGTGAGATACCTAAGTGGGATGTGTCTAAGGTACGACCTGCAGGTGCAAAGCTAAAGACATTTGGTGGTAGAGCATCAGGTCCGATGCCTTTGATTGATCTGTTTAACTTTGTAATCAAGACATTCAAAGATGCTAAAGGACGTAAGCTATCGTCACTAGAGTGTCACGACATCATGTGTAAGATTGGTGAAGTAGTAGTGGTAGGTGGTGTTCGTAGATCAGCTATGATCTCACTATCTAATCTATCTGATGATCGTATGAGACATGCTAAGTCAGGTTCATGGTGGGACAATGATCCACAACGAGCATTGGCTAACAACTCTGTGTCATACACTGAGAAGCCTGACAGTCTATCATTTATGCGTGAGTGGATGGCATTAGTTGAGTCAGGTTCAGGTGAACGTGGTATCTTCAACAGGCAAGCATCTAAGAAACAAGCTGCTAAGAATGGTAGACGTGACCCTAACTTTGAGTTCGGAACTAATCCATGTAGCGAAATAATTTTACGGCCTAATCAATTCTGTAATTTAACTGAGGTAGTTGTAAGAGCTACTGATAGTACAGAAGACTTAGAACGTAAGGTACGTATTGCTACTATCTTAGGTACAATACAATCATCATTTACTAAGTTCCCATACTTACGTAAGGCTTGGCAGAACAACACTGAAGAAGAAAGACTACTCGGTGTTTCTATGACAGGTATTATGGATAATCCATTAACAACAAAAGCTAACAAAGGACTGGAGAAAACTCTTGAGCATCTCAAACAAATCGCCGTTACTACTAATGCTAAGTGGGCTGAACGCCTTGATATCCCTGTCAGTACTGCTATCAGCTGTGTTAAACCAAGCGGTACTGTCAGCCAACTGGTTGACTCTAGCAGTGGCATACACGCTCGTCACTCAGCCTATTATATTCGCACTGTACGTGGAGACAACAAAGACCCGTTGACACAGTTCATGATGGATCAGGGTATACCCAATGAGCCAGACGTAATGAAGCCTGACCAGACTACAGTGTTTAGCTTCCCTATGAAAGCACCAGAAGGTGCAACAGTTACTGCAGACATGTCAGCTATAGAACAGCTAGAGATGTGGTTAGCCTATCAGAGATCATGGTGTGAACATAAACCATCTGTTACTATCAATGTAAAGAACAACGAATGGTTTGAGGTAGGTGCATTTGTGTACAAACACTTCGATGAAATGTCAGGTGTATCATTCCTACCATTCAATGAACACACATATCAGCAAGCACCTTATCAGGATTGTTTAGCTACAGACTATCATATACTTTTAGATAAGATGCCTGATAGTATTGATTGGGATAAGTTATCTGAGTATGAACAGGAAGACAACACAGCAGGTAGTCAGACACTAGCATGTAGTGGTGATAGCTGTGAGATAGTTGACTTAGTTTGATGTGGATAGTAATAACTAGAAACGAATGTAACTTCTGTGATGCCTCTTTACAATTACTAAGAGGTGTTGCAGGAAGTCAAGTTACAACATATAATGTACAGTCATCAAGTAGTAAATGGTTGTTGACTTTAATGCGTAAATCAGGGTACACTACAGTACCGCAAATATTTAAACCAGATGGCACTCACCTTGGGGGCTACACAGAACTAAAGGAATACCTAGATGAAACCAGTAAGAAAAAACTTTAGCAGAGCATTGTATCAAGCTTACGATAAGAAAGCTAAAGACACTTTGGTTAAACTCTTAAAATCAAAAGGACATACTATAGTTAATACCGAAGAAAACTATTTTGTAGATGTCGTCTCTCAGAAAGATGGATATACATACTTCAACGAGGCTGAAGTCAAAGTAGCTTGGAAGGAAGATTGGCCTACACATTGGTCTGAGATCCGTATACCAGAACGTAAGCAACGTTTACTGGATAAGTATGATGGTACTAATGGGGTGTTAAATTTCTATGTATTCCGTGAGGATATGAAACAAGTATGGCGTATCAAAGACACATTGCTAACTCAAGAAAGTTTAGCTGAAGCTAAGGGTAGGTACATACAGAAAGGTGAACTGTTCTTTCACATCCCCTATACATCAGCAGAGTTGGTGAATACATAATGGCTAAATGGAAGGAGTTTCACATAATGAAAGATCAAGAAACATTTGATCCAGTAGAACGTCCTGCTCACTATAACCAAGAAGGAGTAGAGTGTATTGATTATATACGACAAGTTCTTGGTTTAGATGGGTTCATCGCTTACTGTCATGGAAATATGATTAAGTATTCACATAGATATAGGTACAAAGGTAATGGTGTAGAGGATATGAAGAAAGCAGAATGGTATCTTAAAAGAATGAATGAAGCACTGGCAGAAAAATATAAATAGGGTGATACATGGGCAGACCAACTAAAGCAGAGCAGAATAATTTACCACCTCTAGAAGAGGAAGCTAAAGCCTATACTAAAAAGAAGAGGCCAAAAGAAAAACCCCTAACCTCTCGCCTATACCTGACAGGTCAAGCCTTGTCGGGTATACTTGCAAGTGGTAGGGGTTCTGGTCGTACTGATGAAGTTAAACGTGAAGCTTATGGTTGGGCTGATCACATATTAGAAGATGATGATGATTAATCTAGGTTAAGTGTACCATAAAATATATCATCGTAGTTATCTACAAGATTTTTAATACGGGTGAGTTTGCTTAATGCATCCTCATCCTTTAGTATATCTGACAGGTCTCCTTTGATATCTAAGAAGTCCATTACTTCTTTTACTTTCTTATCATTCTTTGAAGAAAGAACACGAACCATTTCTAATGTGCGTGGTAATTCACCAGTCTTCATAATCTGACTAGTCTTTTGTTTTGCTTCAGCTATTATCTTCTTTACAAGTGCTTGTCTTTGTTTAGTATCTAAACCTTTAGAACCTGACTCAAAAAAGTTTGGGTTCTTATCTAAATACTTTCTAGCTGTAGTCTCTAGTATAGGAGCAACAAGTCCCTCCATATAATTTTTTACTTCAGCTGGACCATCAAAACTTATAGCTCTCCAACTAGACATACCTGCAGTGTTTAACATAGCTTCCATCATGTTAGGTTCTCTTGAACCTCTAACACCAAGTAGTTGTTTACCTACATCAACCTCTTGATCAAAACCTCTAGTAGCTGTAGCTCTTTTATCTAAATCTTGAACCCCACCTAATTTACCAAAGAGATTATTTATATATTTAGTACCTTGATTAAATGATTCTGATCCTTGTTTAAGATCTGGCATCATGTTGCTATCAGTAACTAATCCAACTAAATTATTTACAGGGTCTAAAGGCCTTGTAACACCTTGAGATAATCTACTTGCTATTGGACCTAATAGTTTAGACCCTATGTCTAAGGTTTTATCGAGACCTTCCTTGTCACCACTAAGACTAGCTTCCAAGAGATTATTAAAGTATGTCCACACAGACTTATCAAAGTCTTTAAGATCACGTACAGATTGTCCACCTAATTGTCTACCTAACTCAAGCCAAAGATCTTTAGGCACTTTATCAGGATTAAATTCTGTAACCAATTTTATTACATTACTGCCATCTAAACCATGAGCCATTATTTGACTACCAAGTCTTATAGTAGAACCTGGCCAATCAAATGTACGATCTTCTATAGACCCATCATTATTTCTCTCTTGATTCCAAGAAAGTCCTTGTTTAATTCTTTCATCAGCACCTAAAAAACCTGCCTGTTTCATACCATGAACACCTAGCGCAACACCAGACCAGCCAACAATCATTTTAGCTAGTGCTTCAGATCCTTCTTGAGTAACAAAATCTGCAGATTGTCCAGGAACTATCTTTCTAACTGCAAACCTAAAAGCATTTGCACCTGTCAAATCAGCAGCTGTAGCAACGACAGTGTTGAAGAAGCTACCAAAAGGTACAACATAACCAACAATACTTTTGTTTGTAAGCTGCTCAACACCCCTAGCCATAGTCCTAAAGAAATTACCTCTCTGTCGTTCTAACGTTGACCAATTTACAGAAGCAGTTTCACGCATAGTTCTAAATGCAGCTTTATCTAAAACATTATCTTTAAATCTATCGGTAGCCATCTCAAGAGCTACATCTTTTCTTTGAAAGAATACTTCAGGTAACTCACCATACTCACGCATAATAGCTTGATTAACATTACCACCAAATGCCCATGTCTTTGTCATCTGATCTTGAAGCCTAACTAAGGTTACAGTTTGTGCACCTTTTGTTACAGCATCTATAGTAGATGTTACTTTATTCTTAGGATCTAGGTCAAAATGTTTTAGTGAATCGTTTACACCACCATCACCAGACACATCACGGAATAGTTTCTCTACAGTTTTAGGTGATGCATTTAATACCATCTCTGCATATTTATATTCTAAGTCAGGACTCAGTACAGATATACCACGACGAGTAGCACCTACTACAGAACCCCATGCTCTATTCTTATACTTAATAACTTTATCAACATCACCATTAGTAACTTTATAAAATGCACTTTGACTTAAGTTGACTGCACCAGTTACAAAATCAGCTGCTGTATTTATAGATACTAATTGACCAAAACCTTTTAGGTTAGCACCTGTTGTAGATAAATGTGATGTCAAAAGTCTTTTGTAAATGCTTAGTGCAAACTCCTGACGTTTTGGTTCTTTTATTTTTTTCTTATCATCTGACTTAGCAAAAGCTTCTAGAGCTTCTTTAGGACTCATCTTCATACCTTCAAGACGACTTAGCTGTGAGGGTGTCCAAAGTATACCACCAGCAGTACTTACACGACTTATAAAGTTTTGGCCTAAAGCCTCTGCCGTATATGCAATGTTTAATTTTTCGCCTGTTGATTTCTCAAACTTTTTTATTGTTCTTTCTGCGGCTTCATCAGTCATAAAATCTTTTACAGCCTGACCCCATATACCTGTGATAGTATTATCTTCTAACATACTTTCGTGTATAACAAACCCAGCATCTTTTAAAGCTTTCCAGTATCCAGACTTACCATTAGCATCATCACCAAGAAAAAATCTTCTGTAGAAAGAATCAATTAAATCAATATCAACTTCTTTTTCACCTCTTAGCTTGATACCTTTCTTAGCTTGAGCCTTTGCTTTAGACCAATTTAAAAATTGTTTTGAGTCTCCATTAAGAGGTCCGAAGTTAGCATCAACAGAATCTATAATAGTTTTTTTATTTACTCTATCTTTTAATAACTTAAGGGCTTTACCTTTACCCAGTGTTAAAAGATTTTTGTCAAACTCTTTATGTGCTAACCAAGTGTTCTCCATATACTTACTCTTACGTAAGCCAGATACACCAGCTGAACTTACATAAACTGCAGGTACAACCATAGCACCAAGAGCAGCAAAGGCTGTCTGTGCACCACTGTATTCTTCTTGAGCACCTGTATCTATTAACTGCATCTGATAAGCTACATCAGTACCCATATTAACCATAGCATCAACTGCAGTGACTGGAGCTGCTTTAGCTAATGCAGTACCTACAGCTTTACGTGCAGCTGTTTTAGTCATACCTTTTTTAAGGTAGTGTTGATAACCTTTGATCATTAGAGTTCTAGCAGCTGCACCTGCAGTCTTAGTAGCTGCAAAACCAAAGATTTTACCTAACCCAAAAGTTAATACTGTTGCTGGATCATGTAAGCCCGCTTTAGTGTAATCCCATATGGCATCACCCATCTCTGAATAAGAACCTGCACCAGTAATTGCATTATCCATACTGTCAAACAGCATGTATCCTGCACCTAGTTTATTCTTTGTTATATCGTCAGCAAACCCAGAGTATGTAAGTTCATTAGCAGTAGTTACTGTTTGCCCACCAGCAAATGAACGATGATAGTTCTGCCATATTTCAAAGGCTTCTTCTCTGTCCATGTTACGATAGTCTCTTGGCCCTGCTATAGTTCCACCAGTAGTACCACCAGATAAACCTGTAACACCACGATAAGCAGTACCTACTGTACTAGCAGGTTTAAATCTAGCTTCTAAGTTAGAGTATACAACATCCATAAGGTCATCATCTTCTAAGAAGTCTTCTTTAATTAGTTTTTTACCATCATACTTTTCAAGTATCTTATTAAGGTTTGCTATAGAACCTTTTGTTGTTATATTAGAAGATTCAGATAAACCATTTCTAGATAGTATATCATTAATATTAATAGCTTTTTGTTCTACAATAGGTGATTCAACCTCAACCTGTGAGGGTACTTCTTCTATTGAAGGTGGTACATCTAACGAACCTAAACCATTATTGTCTAACAGTTCTTGTATATTTATAGTTCCCACTACAGAGTATCCTCAACTATTACATTATCTTTCATGTAAGAAACTTTATCACCTTCTTTAACAACACCTAATGAATACATAATTGCAAGCTCTTGTTCATCTTTAAACATCATAGGTAATTTTACAGCGTTTTCAAAAGCTGCATTAACAGGTGCACCATCTGCATTATAGTAATCAGATAACTCTTTCATAGAAGATCCATATAAAGAAATCATAGGACTAAATATTTTATCTTTATATTGTTTTTTAGCTTCTTTAATAGAATTAAACCTAGTTTCATAATAATTTCTAGCAACAACTAATTGATTTTCATTAAGAGTTTGTCCAGTTAAAGTAGTAATTGCCTCTCCATCTCTTTCCTGTGCAGTATTAATTTTATTTATCATACCAAGTATTTTAATTTCTTCTGCTTCAGATAAGGCATAAGCTTCTTTTAAAGCTCTTTCTTCTATTGTGTCTAAATCATCAAGACTCATCTTTTTAACTAACTCTGGACTGTTAAAATATGTTTGACCAGGTATAACATAACTTTCTCCCATGACTTCTCTGTCTTCTGGGGTTATATCAATATTAGTTTCCTTTGCTATTTTATCCCAATCATAAGTTAATGTTTTAGGATCTACCGATAATCTACTAGCAACTACATTACCTATTACTTCATTCATATCCCCAGCATATTCACCACTGCCAAATTTATTCTGCGTATCAATAGCAATGTCGTACAAAGATTTTATATTATTATAAGAACCTTGTGCAGTAACCCCATTAGCCGCAACTTCTGATAGTGTTTCTGGATCAATGTTAAAGTTTTTAGCTAAAACTTTTACCATAAGTTCTTGATTTAAGCCCCCCTTAGAGGACTTTCCAGTACCACCTGAAGGTAATACATTAGCTCCTACAAAACCAGCACTAGTCCCAGCAAGATCCCTCAAAGCTTTTCTCAACTCAATCTTACTCATCTTCATATTCATCTTAAATGTTTCATCAGCATTACGACTAGCTAATTGATTCATTTCTAATGTTGCATCATCAAGTTTATCTTGTTGATACATTTCCATTCCAGCTTTAACACCACTCCAATTAACCATTACACATTCCTCCGTGACATAAGACCCATTGGTTTAGGCTCTTCTTCGGGTTCTTCCATCATAGGTTTTTCTTCTGAAGGAACATCTTTTTCTAGTGGAGATAAATCTATCTCTTCTCCATCTTCAATATCTTTTAGTATATCTTCTACTTCTTTCTCACGTAATGCCATGTTTACTTCACGTAAATCTATATCTTCTTCACCATCATTTAGACCTTCATTATAGTCTATGTTAGCCGCATCTCCGATACCTTTTATATATTCATGTATAATAGGCGCAATGATTAAGCTTACATCTACACTGTGTCTACCTTCTGCAACAGCACCACGAAGAATACCTTCAGTCATTGTTACAACATCTAAGTCTAACGATAATAATCCTACAACAGACTTTACTTTCTTAGGTTTACCTAATCTTTCTATGTGCCACATTACAGCTTCTTCTGGTGTAGTCATCTGCGGTGGGTTTTCCCAAGGAGAGTTCTTTGGTTCTGAGGTCAATGACTGACCAGGAATAGGTGCACTAAACATTATTGTGATCCTTTATTATATTTTTCAGCTTTATCAAACCTTGATTTTAAATTAGGTTTTCCTGGACGTAGATACTTTTCAGATACAACCCTTGCCGCTTCTTTAGCAGTTGTTGTTTTCTCTAAGTCCTTCATGAATCTACCTTCAGATGTATTACGTATCTCATGTATTAAAAAACCAAAGTTAGCTTCGTAAGAATTTATAGGTGTATTATTCTTCTGCGCCCAAGCTTCAAACTCTTTACGTCTTGATCCTGTCCACTGAGCAAAACCATAACCACCTTTAGAACCTTTAATAGTAGGTTCTATCTCTTGCATAAATTTAAACCCAAGAGTCTCATGATCTAGGTTAGCTACAAAACCTGCTGCTTGCTCTTTAGTTAGACCTAAAGTTTCCTCTAAGTCTCCCATTAAATTCATACCTACTTCACTAACTTTGAAGTCAACTTTAGGTCTGTCATCAGCTAGAACCATACCAGCAGCTTCACCTGTTGGTAAAGTATCTTCATAACTAGCTACTTCATTCTTTAATTCTTTATTGTAGTTGATAACTTTCTTATAGATGTTAGACATATTATCTACTGAAGGTTGTTCTTCTTCACCTTTAGGTTTTTTAGACATCAAGCCATCTCTTAACATCAAGTTTTTATCCATAGGCTCACTAGAGTTAGCATCCTCACTAGGAGTTAGTTTTTGTCTAGCTAGTTGTAGTAGCTCTTTATATTGTAGACTCATCTTAAATACCTCCCAGAAGATCTAATCCAAATTTTGTGAACACAGCCCACTTATCTGATTCCTCTTGTGTGTCCCTAACCTTCTGATACTCTTCGTATTTCTTATCAGCTAGTAATATATCTAATGCACGAGTCTTAGAAGCCTCTGCACCTTTATATGCATAGTCCATAAGATCACGTTCACGTTGCCATATCTGATCTATAGTACCTTGAGTAAATGCATTAGCTGCTTGAGCTTGTTGCATATTAGCTTGGTTCTGTGCCTGTGAATTATATGTAGCTACGTTCTGTCTCCACTGTGCATTAGCTTGAGCAATTACTAAAGCATTTTTAGCATTAAACTCTCTACGTTGATTTTCAATCTGAGCATTAAATTGTCTAGCCGCATTAGTTACACCAGAATTAAACTGTTCTGTGGTATTAAGTTGTGTAGCATTAAACTGTTGAGTCTGTAACTGGAGATTAGCCATGAACTGTTTAGTCTGTGTCTCGGATGAAGCATTAAATTGTTTAGCTGCATTATCTGCTGCTTGATCTGTAAATAATGATTGTATTATTTGTTGAGACTTAAACATTTCCATCTGTTGATTGTTGTTTAAGTTAGCCATATCCATATCTAAGAAAGACTTAGCATTTTGTACTGCAGCTTGCTGTTGATTAGATAGATTTTGTTGTTCTAGATTAGCAACAGATGCTGCTTGAGCCATCACCATAGCTTGATTATTACTTAGGTTGTTTAAATTAATCGTATTAGCATTACGTGAGTTCTCAAGCGCAATAGATTGTTCAGCTGTAAAGTTCATATTTGCTATATCAGAAATCTTAGCTGAGTTAGCAACACGAGCTTGAAAAGCTTGATCAAATTCTTGTCCTATAAATGTAGCACGTTGTTGTGCGGCAAGCATAGCACGTTGTTGTCTGTTTGACAAGTTTTGCATTTCAAAACCTGCGACAGTTTGGGCATCTTGCATAGCTATAGGTAATGCAGATTCCATTGCTGCTTGTACAATAGCTTGACCTGCCATTGATGATGCACCTAAACCTCTAGCCGCCATCTGTGCATTAGCATTACGCATTGCTCCAGCTGCCCATGTAGGAGTAGCACCACCTTCAAAGTCTTGCATAAGATCATCAAGCTGACCTTTTACAGTAGCTTTTTCTGATGGTGTTGCAGTAGCCGCTTGTATCTGTTCAGAAAATGCCGATGCCTTAGTAGCATCAGCTACTCCAGTAACTATCTCCCCCTGCTGTATCTCTCTTTGTACTGGGTTATCCATTACTGTAGCTGTACCTTGAGCCGCAGTTACAGTTGATACATCAGTGGTTGTAGGATCTTGTGTAGAAGCTTGTACTACACCTTCAGCAGAGACAGTGCCTGTAGCAGCTTTAGAAGCGTCTGTGGCCGCCTTAACAGCATCTGCGGCTGTAGTAGCAGTCATAGTAGAAGCAGTAACTGGAGTAGCTCCTGCAGCTATATTAGTAGTGTCAACAGTAGCTGGAGCATACATTGCACCTGGACCTGTAACAGCACCTGTACCTGTAGCTATAGTACTACCTGCTAAGTTAGTATCTACAGTAGCTACATCAGGTGATTTAGCTAATGACCCAGGGTCAGTAATAGCTTGTGAGACTAATTCACGAGTTTCTGAAGCTAAGTCAGCAGCTCCACCACTCTGTGCATCTTGCATGGTTTTATTTAATGTGGCTAACTTAGCATTTAAAGCTGCAGATATTTTTTCTGCACCGTAAGTTACACCAGGTTTTGGAGTAGCATTAGCTGCTTGTATTTGTAGTCCAGTTTTTGCTATAGTATCTAAGCCATCACCAGTAACATTTGATACTGCTGCATTAAGAGCTTTTGTATATTCAACAATAGAAGCTGCATCTTTATCCACTACAGCTTCAGCAGCTCTCATGGCTGCTTCTGATTCATAAACCTGACCTTTTAGTTCTGGTTTAGAAGATGTAAATCTAGGTAACTCTGGGGTAACTTGACCTCCATCATCACTACCACCACCAAACACAGCTCGGTCTCTGAAGTGAACACTAGGCATAAAAGGATTATAAAGACTTCTGCTCATAATTTAAACTCTTTCGTATGTCTCTTATCTGGATCGTGTAGCCTACGCCAGTTTACTTTTTCTTTTCGTTTATATGTTTTGTGATGCTGTTTACGAATCATAGACATTACTTGTCTTGCATGTCCGTAGGGTGTTACAAACTCAATACCCCATAATTCCTCTTTGTTATCGGATACATAATCATTTTCAGTTATGTAGTAGTTGTTAGATAGTAGATCTTTACTAGATTGTTTATCTAACCAACACCAAGTTACTAAACCTATTGGCTTATCACCTTGATAATATAGACTGATACGGTTATGTTTTATTGGAGCTATTAGATATCTGTAGATGTCTTCTACATTATAAACCTTATGCCACTTACTTTGCCTAAATAATTCTAAACCATCTGCTAGAGCTTTATTATTATCTATTTGCATTATACTAGTTTAACTCAAAAACACTAAAAAGTCAAGCTAATTCAGTCTGCTAAAGGGTTATCTAATGCTCTTTGTAGTTTAGCATTGAGTCTATCTTCTAGTTCTTTCATTGCTGAAGACTGTGATACTCTTACACGTTCTCGTTGATTCTCGAACCTTACTTCAGCATCGTCTATCATGGAACGTACCTTGTCTTCATTATCACGTACCATATCTTCTACTCGATCTGTCTGTTGTTCTATTCTTAACAGATCATCCTTTAGACCATTCTTAATATCTCTAGTGTACTCTACACTCTCTTCAACCTTCTCAGATATACCTGATACCTTAGCATCCATGACATCCATCTGTTGTTGGTATGCAGTTAAGTCTAACCCTGCAACTTCTTCTATCTTTTGATATAAAGTGAAGCCACCATACAAACCACCAACTACTGTAGATAAGAAAGCTAGTATAGCTAGTACTGAACCTGCTGTTAGTTTTACACCACCAGCTTTCACTTCTCTGTCAGCTAGGCTTTCAACGTTAGTTAAATCTACCATTAGTTCTCAAAGTCCATACCACCTGACTGTTGCAGGTTCTTCAATGCTTCTAGCTCATTACGTAGTTGTTGTATCTCTAGTCTACGTTGGGCTAACTCTACCTGATATAAGTCGTCACAATTAATACGAGACTTAGGTTTATCAAGAGGTATAACAACACGGGCATACAATCCTACATCTTTACTCTGGTGTGAAAAACTTGATGGATTAAATGTACCACCTACATTATTGACTACACCTGTAACACCAAACTCTAAGTTTACACCACCACCTACAGCATTACTACAGTCTAAGTTACCTGCCCTAAATCTATCTGATTGATAGTTCATTGGTGGGTTAGGTAGTGTTAGAGCTAGGTTGTTACTCTCAGCTAATGCTGAACTAGCTACGACACATAGAGCTAATGCTAATCTCATGCTGGTACACCATCAATACGTGAGCATATCCTAGAGACAACCAATGTTCTTGACTGTGTTTTCTTTTTTACCTTTGATGTAGTACAAATATATGTAGCTTCATCTAAATCTAACTCACGTATATACACAATAAAATCTTTACGTTCTTTATAACCTACTTTAATGATCCTATACTTAGACGAGAATGGTATGTTTGTAAAGTTTAAATCAAACAAATCTATCTGATAATACTCTACATCTTCTCTTGAGTTAAACAAAGACATCTCTGCTTTAACTACACCTGCTACGTAAGTAGGTTTTAGTACTGGGTAGGCTGGTGTCATTTCATGTGCAGAAACAACAGTAGCCCAACCCATAAACGCTATGATTAGTTTACTTAGCAATACAGGTAGCCTGTACAACTGCAGTGTATGTACCTCCCGGAAACGGTTTAGCTGAACCATATACAGCAGATGATGCGGTAGAGAACCATGCTGATCCTGCTAGTGTAAGATTAAATTTAGATGTATTGCCTACCATTACTTTAGCACCATTGTAAGCTGACATTCCTGACACAGACATCTTTGTTACAGTGGTACTACCTGTCCACGCAAGTGTATCTGTAAGGTTCGGTGAAGAACTAAAGGATGTAGGGTGAGTTATGTTTGCAGTGTATGAGTCTGCAATAGATACATCAATCCTAATTACAGGTAATACACCACCATCTGAAGGTGTTGTGCTTAACTTACTGGCAATAGGGTTGCCGTATACACCAGCTT